CGATCAAAGCGACTTTGATCTTCGTTCCATAAACCAGCGGGACTTAACCAGCCAGACAAGCGATACTCTTTTTCGCCCATCGTGAACTTGCTTACGGAAAAGTGTGGTTTGTTACTCATATTGGTATGTCCTCTCTAATTGATGATAAATTGCCCGTTTTAATCTGCGCTTTCTTAACCTTGTACCAACCAAGAATTTCTTGGTAGTCTTTTGGCTTATCGCTGCCAAATCTGTCCAACCATTGTCTATTACCTTCTTTCCAGGCATTAAGATGTGACTGTTGTTTGCAGTTATCTAGTTCTTCCATCAGTCTATTGAACTGGTCTATAAAAAGTTGGTCGGCACTATACATGCTAGGCTTTTCCACGTCCTCGTTAACCTTGCTTGCCCACTCCTGGACTTGTTCTTTGACATCGGGTTCTGTTTCTGCTGCGGGTTTGGGATCTGGCTGCGGTTCGGGTTCGGGATCTTTCTTGCGTGGTTCTACGTTTAAGGGTTTAGCTTGTTCAAATTCGTCTGCTTCGTCTTGCGAATAGTAATCACCAGCCATGTTGAGCAGCTTGAGTATCACACGATCTTTGGCACGTTTCTCTGCCATAGCGTATGGATAATTATTTTTGTTGTTACCTGGTGACGCTTCGCCTATCGCCCATTCTGCTCGATCGCCCAGGTGTCCCGTCACACACATCGCTGCCACTCTTTTGTCGGGATCGTTGGCAATCATGGCGGGGGGATCGAACCTAATTTGTTTATGCGCTGCAATTTTTTCCAATGCTTTATGTTTTACGCATGTAACGCTTCTGCCACCGTGTTTAACTTCCCAGGTGTTATCGTTAAAATCTAAATCTAAATCTTTCATCAATTGTTTGATGACATCATCCATGATATGACCTCCATAGTTCTTCGGCATGTTTGATATATTCGGGTGGCTTTCTAAACCAGTCGTGAAAATCTGGCAGTTCGTCTGCCAATAATTCTTTCAAGTTGTTTGCCTTTTGCAGCTTCAGTTCGATCGCCATATTCTTTGCAACGGCATCACTGACATACAAGCGTAGGTTATCTTCGTGCAGACAGTCGCAATTTTCGGCTGTCAGCAGCCTATAATCATCTTTGCTGGCATACAGTAAGAACGGTGGCTTATGGTTGTTCAATGCCCACATTCCAGCCACCTGGGATAAGTTATTTTCAAGCCACGGACTTCCGCGCAGTTTGGTGGGTAGCGATGCCCGTTTGTATCCCGATTTTGTATTGGCTATTGTGTATGTTTTGACTTTGAGATCACCCCGTACATCATAGTCTGGCAAGGTGGAGTAGGGCAGCTTGTTGCCTGGTAGTACACCAAATAGTTCTTGTTCGCCAATATACCTATTGGCTTTGTGCATGGCTTCTTTCAGACCGACGATAGCGTTCTTTGCTATGTCGGGTATGTGGTCCACTTGCATATCTTTATTTTCTTTATCGTTCTTGAGCCAGGTGTTCGGTTCGTATGCCATAGCTTGTTCCATTCCCGCAGCTGTAGCTTGTGATATATCCACGTTATCAAGCAGCACCATGTCGCAGATCGCCTGGACCACACGTCCCGCCATCATCGCTGCGTTATCGTCGCCGTTCTGCTTTTTGTCCAGTATTTTTATGATGCGCCAGCAATCCGCTTTTTGTTCGGGTGTTGCTTCATTTGATTTTATAACCGTCCAGGCATCGTTTACCAGCGGTCGAACGTAGCACTTCTCAAAGAATATATCTGTCTTGCTGCGTCTACGGTAATTACTGTGGTGATAATAGCTGTGTCGTGATGCCCATTGTACGTCGGAATCAATCATTAAAATATCCTAAAATGTTTTACGTTTTAGATTAAGTTAATGTACGTTTTGCGTCAACAAGTTTTGTCGTGAAACGTCAACTTAATTATTTAAGCTGCCATCCTAATGTTAGCGGAGAATGAAAAGATGCAATGATTGGTGCTGCCCAAACAATTTCAATGCCTTGTCGCTGACGACCTGGTGTAACGGCAGAACCAATGGTAAATTTACCGCTAGGTTCGGGGTAAAGATACCCCATGTTAATTACAGAAACCCAGCTATCGTTTAAATTTTTCAATCGTAAAAATTCGTTTTGGGGGACTTTGTATACGCACAACTGCGTAAAACAAGATTGATCTATTGAACCTTCAGACAGCATGTGATTACCATTGAAAATATGCAGCATGTTGTTCTGGGGTCCACGATCTTCCCATATACATTTATAGGAAGCTGGTAAAGTCATGGGTGGCACGATTTGCCTTATTTTATCTGTTACGTCGCCCACATAAATGTTTCCGTCGGAATGATCGCCAATAATATCCATTGGCTGTATATCAATGATTAATTCTTCGAATTCGCATTCCAGAATATCGGCATACTCACGCAGATCTTTGAGTGTAAGCGAGTGTTTACCCGATAGCTGGCGCGACAGCGTACCTTGCTCGATACCTTTTTTCTGCGCTACATGCTTTTTCTTTATACCTCGTCGTTCGATCGCACGACGGAGAAGTTCACCAGACATACTATCGTCCATAAGTTGTAGGGGCAGTACCCTTTGAAGTCCTAATTTGTTCATAGTTATATCCTCGCATGACGTTTTTCGATAGGGTTTTTTTACTACCTTATATTGACTGTACGTTAAACGTCAAGATATAATGTGTTACTAGGTAACATGACTAAAATCGTAGGATTTTGAAAATTGACGTTAGACGACTATAGAAAAATGAAAAACTGGTCTTATGGTCAGCTGGCACATCTGCTCGATGCGGGACACGCACAGATGGCTAGACGCTGGTGCTTGCCTATGGATCATAAGGATAGGCTTGTACCCAGGCAGCGTTACATGTCCCGTATTATTGAACTGACAAAGGGGGAAGTGCAGCCGAATGACTTCTTTATCGAGCGTGGCTAGTCCGTGATCCGTGTGTATACATCCGAAGATGACTTGCAGAAGCACGTCGTCAAGTGGCTGGACCTGGTGTTGCCAGAACCGTACATGATCCACCACAGTCCCAATGAAGGACGACACCACGTTAATTACCGCCATAAACAAAAGCTGATGGGTGTATTGCCAGGCTTTCCCGATCTTATAATTATGCTGCCGAAGACAATGCCATTGTTCATTGAGTTAAAGCAGCCAAAGAATTATCCCACAGAGCAGCAGCGCATCGTTGGTGAGCAGCTTCTTTCTTTGGGGTATGAGTATGGTTTGTGCCGATCGATTACCGACGTAAAAGCGTTCCTGGAGGGTGTCGACGCTGACATCGAACTGACGATAAAGGGACAAGCACGGATCATGCTGCAAGTGGAGCAACAACTACAAGGTGAAATAGATGCCAAGAGGAAGACCAAGGAAAGACCAAACCAAAGCAGCCAAACCAGCACCCAAAAAGAAAGTGGTCAAGCAGCCCGTTGAAGAGAAAACAGAAGACGTTTTGTTTCAGCAGAAGTTCTGGCACGATGACGAAACTGTACCAGCCTGGCGACGCTGGATAAAAAAAATACTGGGTATATGACCAAGTATGACCTTGTATGACACTATGCGACCACGACCCAAAGATTTACTCTTGACAGAAATTTTGGGCGGTCGTTACAATCGCCGAAGGCGCATAAGGCATAGCTATGCACTCAAAGTATTGCACTCAAAACTGGTATCTAAAAACACTACACGCAAAGCGTGTCTAGTTAAGCGTGACTAAGCATGAGTGTCAGGGAAAAGAATGACGAACGGCTGCGTGACATGGCAGCACTTGATGCGTTGTTTCTTGAAGCAGCAGAAACAGAACGAAAGCTACCACCCGCTATTCGCAAACAAAAGATGTCAAGCTGGGTGGAGTACGTAAAAACATGGGAAAGTTATGGCTGGCATGATTTCACACCGTCGTTACCAAAAGCAACACCAGAGCAAGTCACGCGATTTGAATTGGCTATGGATATACTTAACGATACGAACATGGATGCGGACGACAAACGACTGATTTGGGCAGTAGCGCATAGCGCAGCGTTCAACGAACGTGGCCCTCGCTGGTCTGCTTTGGGACGCAAAATGCGTGTCGATCATCGCACAGTGCGTCGTAAGTATACGGATGCTCTTATTCGCTTGTATTACAAGCTGTGACGTTTCCCGATAGGAAAATTTAGGTATCTCTACAAATTGTGGTATGAATGACATAAGAAGGACGGTATATTTGGTATAATCGGTCAGACGTGTCTGGCTTATTTTTTCATTGATATCCTTCCTCCTAAGTATGCGGACCCCTTTGTTACATCCTCGCAGATTGACGTGGGGGTTCGCACCCTTTTCATCATGGTCAAAAAAATTTATCAAAACAAAAAAGGTGGTCTGAACCAGAAGGGACGTGACTATTTTAAGCGTACCGAAGGGTCAAATCTCAAGCGACCGCTGAAGACGGGGACATCGCCTAGACGTGTGTCTTTTGCAGCTAGGTTTGCTGGCATGAAAGGTCCAATGAAAAAGCCAAACGGTGATCCGACACGCAAAGCACTTGCTTTGAAAGCCTGGGGTTTCGGTAGTGTCGAAGCTGCCAGGAATTTTGCCAACCGTCACAAAAAAAAGAAAGGGTAAGATATGCCAGGATACATAAAGAAAAAAAAGAAGCCTAGGAAGTAAGATGAAGCCACGAAACAAGAAACTCGCTGCTATGTATGGTGACAAGAACAAGATCACCAGGGGCGATATAATTACAGCAGCCAAGCGCAAAAAGAAAACCAATGGCAAAAGCAAAAAAACCAAGCGGTCCTAAACCCACAAACCCAGCGTTGTACTCCAGGGTCAAAGCAGCTGCAAAGCGTAAGTTTGCTGTGTATCCCAGTGCCTATGCAAATGCGTGGCTGGTGCGTGAGTACAAAAAGCGTGGTGGCAAGTACAGCGGTAAGAAGCCAAGCTGATGTCACTGACAAAGTGGTTCAAAGAGGATTGGCGAGATGTCAAGACAGGCAAGAAGTGTGGCAGATCGGGCAAGGAAAAGAAGTCACGACCGTATCCAGCGTGTCGACCAGCAAAGGTAGCAAAGAGAATAACAAAGGCAGAAGCACGGAAAAAGACGGGACCAAAGCGTGTCAACTGGTCAGTAACGGCTAGTGGCAAGAAACGCACAAAGAAAACAAGAGCAAGAGCATGAGCAGCGTAACACAAAAGCACATGGACGAGATATGTAATCGTCTTATGGATGGTGAGAGCTTGACACAGATCTGTGATACATCGGAGCATCTCCCCAACAAGAGGACAATCTATAGGCATGTGCAGAAAGACCAGGATGCCTGGGAAGCCTACAGCAAGGCAAGAGCTATACAAGGTGAGGACATCGACGACAAGATCATGGACATCATCAATGAACCGCTGCCTAGTGATCCAAAGATCGCTATGGCAACAGTGCAGTACAAGCGATTGAAGGTGGATGCACTTGACAAGAGGAAGCGACAGTTGCAACCGCTAGGTGGTATACGAAACAATCCAAGTGATGCGTCGCCATCAGTGTCGGGGACAATACAGTTATCATGGAATGAGTAGTGCTGATGCAGTCTGTGTGTCACTGCTCGCACACGCGACCCCCCGCCCTGGCTTTTGCTGCGATTGATGCTTGGTTTTGTCAGCAGATTTGTCAGCAAACTATGTAAGTCATTGTTTTTTCTAGCGTTGGGTACAGGAACTAGACCTGTGACTGCGTGTTTTGCAGCGCAAAGCGACCCCCTTACCCCCCCAAAACTGGTCGCCGTTGCTATACGTATATAACCAAACACAAGAGTGTCTGCCACACACACTTGAAATGACCAGTAACTACACAAAAAACCAGGAAAACGCACGTAAGCGTAGGGACTTCACGTTGCGCTTTATACGCAGAGAAGCACAGAAACATGGAAATCAAAATACCGTATACCCCCAGACCGCTGCAAAAGAAGCTACACGCAGATCTGAAGAAGCAGAGATGGGCAGTACTGGTGATGCACAGACGGTTCGGCAAGACGGTGATGGCGATTAATCATCTTTTACGTGATGCCATACTGAATACGCAAGTTAACCCACGCTATGCCTACATAGCACCCACCTATCGCCAGGCGAAGATGATTGCCTGGGATTATTTGAAGCAGTTCGCGGGTACGATCCCGAACGCTCGCTTTCACGAAACGGAATTGCGGTGTGATCTACCGAACGGTGCAAGGATTATGTTGCTGGGTGCAGAAAATATTCATGGTATTCGTGGAATTTTTCTTGATGGCTGCGTGATGGACGAATACGCAGATATGCCAGAGAGTATGTTCCCAGAGGTCATAAGACCCGCTCTATCAGATAGAAAGGGCTATGGCATAGTAATAGGCACACCACGGGGTATGTCGGCGTTCTACGAGCTTTATGAAGCAGCACAGTCCGATAAGTATTGGTATGTTAAGACGTACAAAGCGTCAGAAACAAAGATCTTGGACGAAGAAGAACTGGAGAGTGCAAAGTCGGCAATGTCGACCGATCAGTACAACCAGGAATTTGAGTGCAGCTGGACCGCTAATGTCGCTGGCGCGATATACGGGAAAGAATTAGAAACGATTATGGAGAAGGGGCAGATAAGTTCTGTACCCTATGACGAGAACTATAGGGTGGATACCTGGTGGGACCTAGGCGTGGGGGACAGTAATGTCATCATCTTCACACAAACGGTAGGTCGCGCAATCCACATAATTGATTGTTATGAAAGTCGTGGAGAAGGTCTGCCCCATTATTGTCGTGTCCTGGATCAAAAAGGATATTTGTATGGGACACATAATGCCCCGCACGATATTGAGGTGAGGGAACTAGGATCGGGAAAGAGTAGGCGCGAGATAGCGTATGATCTTGGTCTGAATTTTCGTGTAGTTCCAAAGCTACCACTTGAAGATGGGATACACGCAGCAAAGTTATTTTTGAGCCGATGTTGGTTTGATCGTGGACACTGTAAGCAAATGCTGGATGCGCTTAGACACTATCATCGTGCGTATAATGAAAAGAATAGAGTTTTTAGGGCAACACCCGTTCATTCCTGGGCAAGTCACTTTGCGGATGCTTTTCGCTACCTAGCCGTTGGACACCGTGAGTATGACGAGCATATAACACCGCCCCAGGAAATGGCAGACAACCAATATAATCCATTAGGAACTTATGTAGCATGAGCAAAAACGCACCACAGATGCCCCCTATACCGCCCGCACCGCCACCAACACCCGTGAAGGCAATAAAACCAGAAAAAACGGTACGCATACAAGAGCAGAGAAAAATGCGTGATCCGAAGAAGGTAGGGCCAAAGCAAACGGTATTGACGGGTCCACAAGGACTAGGCACGGGAACAACGACAACAAAAGCGGGTAAGGGGTTATTAAGTGGTAACACTAACAGTTAATGATCCGAAACCTTTCGTTACCTGGCTAAAAAATCGTTTGATGCTGGATAAAATCCAGGGTGAGGACGCAGCGCAAGCCTATGGATTTACAAAAGATGGTAAGATTGTGGGTGCATTTGTGTTTTCGGAGTACACGGGACACGACGTGCATATGTATTGTGTGAGTGAAAACCCAAAAATTTTTCAGCGTCGCTACATAAAGCAGATGTTTGATTATTGTTTCACCATAATGGGTGTGCAGCGTGTATCGGCACTCTGTAACGAAAGCAATTTACGATCCCGAAAACTAATAACTGGGGTTGGATTTAAGCAAGAAGGACGACTACGGCGATACTTTGGAACGGAAGATGCCCTGGTCTATGGATTATTGAAAGAAGATATGAGGTTAATCAATGGGTAAAGCAGCACCACGAACACCACCACCAGCACCACAACCCGCACCAACACCACCGCCCGAACCCGTAAAGCCAAAGGTAGAGCCGAAAGAAGTAGAAAAGGCAGCAGTAGATCCAAAAGCAGCGGTAGGGGCAGCTAGTGGGGGATATAAAGGCACAGGCAACGCATCACGAACCACATTGACAGGGGCAAGGGGTCTATCAGGGCAGACACCCGTACGTCGACCCATGCTAACGGGCAGCATGGGTACGGCATACAAAACAACACTAGGTGGCTAGATGTCAGATGAAATAGCAGAAATTCTTCACGATCACTTATCCCAGCTGCAAAACAAACGCACCACTTGGGAAAGTCATTGGCAAGAAATAGCGGATTTTGTAGTACCCCGAAAAGCGGATATTACAAAAAAACGTACACAAGGCGACAAGCGCAACGCACAGATCTTTGATGGTACAGCAATTCACGCAGCCGAACTTCTAGCAGCGTCGTTGCACGGTATGTTGACCAATATGTCCACAAAATGGTTTACGTTGGAATACCGCGATCCGATGCTAAATGGTGATGATACCGCTAGAGAATGGCTGCTATCGGTCGAAGATGTGATGTATCGCACGTTTCAGCGCAGTAATTTTTCGGAACAAGTACACGAAATGTACCTGGATCTAATTACGTTTGGCACAAGTGTGATGTTTGTCGAGCAAGACGGCATGACCGATGTAAATTTTTCGACACGACATATAGGCGAATGTTACATATCGGAGGACAAAAGAGGGCGTGTAGACACGGTATATCGTGTATTCAATATGCCAGGACACGCACTACGGGATCGCTTTGGTGTTGATAAATTAAGTAAAAAATTACAAGACAGAATAGACGAATATCCACACGATGCGGTCGAACTGGTACACGCCGTCTATCCACGCGATAACTATGATGTAACGATGGCAACAAAAGAAAATAAGCCATTTGCGTCCGTCTATTATGAACCAACAGAAACGGTTGTATTGTCCGAAGGCGGGTTTGATGAACTGCCCTACGTTGTGCCACGCTACCAAAAGAGCAGCACAGAGATCTATGGACGATCACCCAGCATGACAGCATTGCCCGATATCAAGATGCTTAACAAGATGTCGGAAACAACTATTCGCGCAGCGCAAAAGCAAGTCGACCCGCCACTGCTAGTTCCTGATGATAGCTTTATACTGCCAATAAAAACAGTACCCAGTGGGCTAAACTTCTACAGATCGGGAACACGGGATCGAATTGAACCTTTGAATATAGGTGCGAATAACCCACTGGGACTGAATATGGAAGAACAACGGCGCGGTGCAATACGATCGGCGTTCTATGTTGACCAGCTGATTATGGGACAAGGTCCACAGATGACGGCGACAGAAGTTGTGCAGCGTACGGAAGAAAAGATGCGCTTGCTGGGACCAAGTATGTTTCGAATACAAACGGAACTTCTACAACCACTTATTACCAGGGTGTATGCTATTCTTGCCCGCGATCAAAAATTCATGCCCGCACCCGAAATGATACGGACAGCGGATGTCGAGATAGAATATGTATCGCCACTGGCAAAAGCGCAGCGTCAAGTCGATGTAACATCGCTCACACAAATGCTGGAACTCATGGGACCGATTGGTCAAATCAATCCGCAAGTGTTTGATTATGTTGATTTTGATGGTGTGGCAAAGCACTTGATAAAAACATTGAGCATACCCGCAACCATCATTAAAGGCGATGATGAGGTAGCACGAACACGCGAAGAACGTGCAGCGCAGCAACAACAGATGATGGAGCAGCAACAGCTGGCACAACAAGCGGAAGCACTAGGAGCAGCAGCACCAATGGTCGCTGCGGTGAATAAATGACAATAGATGACTTACGACAAGCCTATCGTACATTGTTTGATAACGCAGATGGAAAGATAGTCCTGGACGACATGGATATACGTTTTCACATGAAATCAAGCACCTATGTACCCGATAGCAACGAAGCAGCGTTCAGAGAAGGTCAGCGATCTGTACTGCTGTTTTTACATAATATGCTGGCAGATCAACCCGATAGAGAGGACATAGCACACGATGAATGAAGAAGTACAGGTAGCGGAGCCGACAGAAGCGTCGACAACTCCGTCTGAAGCGACATTCGATTGGAAAAATGAAATACCAGAAGAAGTCAGAGGTAACAAAGTTTTTGAAACACACAAGAATTTAGGATCTTTGTTAAAAAGTCATGCTCACCAGCAAGCCTTGATTGGTGCGGATAAAATACCCGTACCAGGCAACGACGCATCCGATGAGCAGTGGAATGAGGTATATACCCGCATGGGAAAGCCTACAGAAGCCACTGACTACAAACTTGATGTAAAGATGCCCGAAGGACAAACAGCTGATGAGGGGCTTCTTAATTGGTTTAGAGGGACCGCACACAAAGCGGGATTGAACAACAGACAAGCACAAGCGATGCTCAATGAGTATCAAAAGGCAACCGCAGACCAGGTCAATCAGGGCAGTGTGGCTGCCGAACAACTTACAAACGAGGGTCGTACACAGATAATGAAAGAGTACGGCGCAGCGTTTGAGGACAAAGTTAAGGTTGGTAACGCAGCTATTGCTAAATTTAACGCAGCGGACCTTACGCAGCTAAAACTAGCAGATGGACGGACACTAGGTGATCACCCTGATTTTATTCGTGCGTTTGTGGGTGTTGGTGATTTTATCCAGGGACAAATAGGTGAAGATAGTCTTGATGGAGAAAAGACACAAGGCGGTATGACACCCGAAGTTGTCCGCGCGAAGCTGGCAGAACTAAAACGAATAAACGGTCCGTTCTGGAATAGATCTGATCCAGAGCATGAATGGACAGTATCAGAAGCATTACGCTTACAAGAGATGCTTACACCAGAAGAATAATCGACAAGCAATCGCCCGATTAGTGCTGGTGTATACATAACCTGGATAACCGTTCGCGGTCCAGTAGGTGCAGACCTAATACTGAAACCCTTCGTCTAACATTCCGTTAGGTAGCGATTTTCTTTTAACTTTAAACGTAGAGGTACGAAATGAGTAATCAAATTACTACAGCGTTCGTGCAGCAGTTTTCAGCTAATATTACCACGTTGTCACAACAACAGGGGTCTATCCTCCGTGGCGCAGTTCGACAGGAAAGCGTTACTGGTGAGAAGGCTTTCTTTGACCAGGTGGGAAGCACAGCTGCTGTGAAGCGAACTTCGAGACATGGGGACACCCCCCTCGTTGAGACACCCCATTCCAGGCGAATGGTTACAATGGACAGCTATGAATGGAGCGACCTTATCGATGACGCTGATAAGGTAGCTATGCTTGCCGATCCAACCAACGTGTACGCACAATCAGCAAGTTTTGCTATTGGTCGTGCAATGGATGACGCAATCATCGAAGCTGCAACAGGCACAGCCAAGACGGGTAAGTCTGGTGGTACATCCACTACACTTCCAGCTGCACAGCAAATAGCAGCGGGTTCAGCCAACATGACTATTGCTAAACTCATTGAAACACGAAAAAAGTTCAGTGAAGCAAGTGTCGATCCATCTATCCCACTACACATCGTTGTAGGTCCAGATCAGATCGAAAGTCTGTTGAACACTACCCAGGTAACATCGAGCGATTTTAATACGGTCCGTGCCTTGGTATCTGGATCGCTGACATCCTACATGGGCATGACATTCCATGTTTCTAACAGATTAGCAAAGTCTGGTAATAACAGAACATGCTTTGCTTTCGCATCCGACGGCATCACTATGGCTGTTGGTAAGGATGTTATGGCTAGGATCGATGAACGAGCCGATAAATCATACTCAACGCAAGTATATTACTGCGCTACATTTGGAGCCACCAGGATGGAGGAATCTAAAGTAGTTCAGATATTATGCGATGAGTCAGCTTAATAGGAGGGTTTGAAATATGGCAACTGTATACTCAGACGTACAAACCCAACTTACTCAGAACGACCCCAGGGAGCATGTAAAGGCTAACGAAATTGGTGGTGAAGTACGAGTAGCGCGGGCAACCTATGAAGCATCTTCACTAGCATCTGGTGATGTAATCGAAATGTTTGCATTACCTGATGGCGCAAGAATAATCTCTGGTTTTCTTGCACATGATGCAATGGGTTCATCAACAACCTTGTCCGTTGGTTTTGCAGCACACAAAGACGCTGCGGGATCTGACGTATCCGCATCGGCAGCAGCTTACAAAGCAGCAGCAGCATCGACATCTGCACAGATCGTTGACGTTGCAGCGACTTTGGCTTTACTTAACGGTGAAGAAGTTGATGCAAATGAGGACGGCAAGACAATCACAGTGACAATGGGCGGTGCAGCTGGCACTGGTACTATTGCGCTGACTATGATGTACGTCACAGCTTAACAATGAGAGGGGGGCAACCCCCTCTTTTTTTTTGGAATTATTATGGCAAGTGAAGTAGATATTTGTAATTCAGCGTTGAACATGATCGGCGCAAGCAACATTACCTCTTTTACCGAAGATAGTAAGGCTGCGCGATTGTGTAACCAGCGGTATGATTTCATTCGTGATCGTGTGTTTCGATCGCATAATTGGAATTGTTTGTTGACCAGGGTACAGCTTACACCTGATGCAACCGCACCCGCTTTTGAGTTTGCTAATCAATTTACGCTGCCAACCGATCCTTTTTGTCTGCGTCCCGTAAACCTGGATAGCACCACGATTGTGTTTAACCTGGAAGGACGAAAAATTTTGACAGACGAAAGCGCATTAAACTTGGTCTACATAGCCAGGGAACTTGATGTAAATAAATATGATGCGGGTTTGATCGAAACATTGAGCGTCGCGTTAGCTGCGGACTTTGCGTATCCGTTGACAAATTCTGTGTCCCTGGGACAAGCGATGCAAGCCAAGTATGACACAACAGTCAGCGAAGCACGATTTATGGATGCGGTCGAGGGTGCATCACCAAACAGCACAACTGCCACGGATCGTATGACATTGGAAGCAAACGAATTTATTAATGCGAGAATATAGATGGCAAAAGCGTCACCAGCTTTTACGAATTTTACAGCGGGTCAACTATCCGATCGTCTGGATGGACGCACCGATATTGCCAAGTACGCAAACGGCTGCAAGAAGCTACAGAATTTTTTAGTACACGCACATGGTGGAGCAACACGTCGACCAGGCACAGAGTTTATAGCCGAAGTCAAAACCAGCGCAAACGCAACACGCTTAATACCGTTTGAGTTCAACGTCGAGCAAACGTATATCCTTGAATTTGGTAATCAGTATTTTCGTATTTATCGCGATGGTGGGCAAGTGGTCAGCAGCGGATCTGCCGTAGAAGTTGCAACACCCTACACGTCAGCACAGTTAGCCGACATAAAATTTACGCAAAGCGCGGATGTTATGTATGTTGTGCATCCCGATCATGCGGTACGAAAGATATCACGCACAGGGCATACAGCCTGGACAATCACGGAAGTAGACTTTCGCCGTGGTCCTATGCTCGATCAGAACACCACAGCAACGACACTTACAGCTAGTGGTCGTACGGGCAGCATCACAGTTACAGCATCAGCAGATACGTTTGCATCAACAGATGTTGGTCGACTAATAAAATTTTACGACGGGTTTGCAAAGATTACCGCGTTTACCAACGCAACAACGGTAACAGCGACCGTGCAAGAAAACGAGGATTTACGCACAGAGTTAATGCCAAGTTATACGGCAACCACGATAGCTTTTGCTGAAGGCGATCCCAGTTCTACAGGACTAGAGCATAACGACAGAATAACAGACAGTAACGCAAACTTTATTCTTGAAGGATTTAAGGTCGGGCAAACGCTGACAATCAGCGGAGCCAGCAACAGTGGTAACAACGACAATAATTTAGTTGTCGTACAGGTAACAGCGGACACAATATTGTTTGCGCCAAGTAATGATTTAGTCGATGCCAACGCTGGGGCTTCGGTAACAATCACTGGAAACCTTGGTGCAACATCAGAATTTAGTCTAGGGGCATTTTCTACAACTACTGGCTTTCCATCGACTGTTGTGTTCTTTGAGCAGCGTTTGGTTTTTGCAAATACGGCAACACAACCACAGACAATATTCTTTTCTGTGTCGGGTGACTTTGAGGATTTTAACGCGGGTACACTCAATTCATCGGCACTGACCTACACGATTGGGTCTAACCAGGTAAATGTTATTCGCTATCTGACAGCATCAAGAGCATTGCTGATAGGTACGTCGGGTGGTGAGTTTGTTGTGAGGGCATCGAGTGATGAACCTATTTCACCAACAAACACACAGATCTTACGACAAGCCAGCTACGGATCGGCAAACATACAGCCAGTAGCCGTGGCAAATGTTGTGCTATTTGTGCAACGTGCAAAACGTAAGCTGCGCGAGTTGGTCTATAGTTTTGGGTCGGACAGTTACTTTGCACCCGATTTGACGATCTTGTCGGAGAATATTACCGAAGGATTGATAAAAGAAATAGCGTTGCAGCAAGAACCCGACAATATTGTGTGGTGTGTTCTGGAAAACGGCAAGTTTGTTGGCATGACGTATAGACGCGAAGAAGAGGTTGTCGCCTGGCACGATCACGAAATAGGTGGCACGTTCACGGACAGCGGTACAACATTCAACTATGGTTTTGTTGAAAGCGTAGCCACAATACCGTCGTCAACTGGTACGGAAGATGAGGTCTATATCGTCGTCGCACGAACCATAGGTGGCGCAACAAAGCGATATATAGAAAGACTGAAGCCGATTGATTTTGGATCGAATATAGAGGATGCGTTTTTCGTTGATAGTGGTCTGACCTACAGCGGAAGCTCCGCAACAACTATATCGGGTCTAACGCATTTAGAAGGGCAAACCGTTCGCATTGTAGCAAACGGGGCAACACATGCCGACAAAGTAGTCAGCAGCGGTGCTGTAACACTTGATCGCGCAACAACAAAAGCACACATAGGATTGCCATACACAAGTACGCTGCAAACAATGCGAATAGATGCGGGTGGCATGCAAGGCACGTCCCAGGCAAAGATAAAACGAATAAATGATGTAACCGTGCGATTGCACAAAAGTGTCGGTGTAAAGGTCGGCAGCAGCGAGAGTGTAACGGATCTAATACCGTTTCGTTCATCAGCAAACGCTATGGACAAACCCATTGCGTTATTTAGTGGCGACAAAGAAGTCGAGTTTGATGGTGGGTATGAAACAGATGGACACATAGTTGTTATTCAGGACCAGGCACTACCATTGACTGTTTTGTCGATCTATCCACGGATCACGACGTTTGACGAATGATTTATGTAGTACCCTTTCACACGGATCATATTTACGATATTATGAGAAGTGGCGAAGATTTTGGATCAATATTCGACCAGCAAAATTTTGTCGAGTTTACGCAGAATACGCATAAGCATTGGACAGCGTACACGGGATACGAAGATGGCAATGTTGTTGGTGTAGGGGGTCTGGTCGAGATCTATCCGCATCTAGCGGAAGCCTGGCTGGTACTGCCAAAACACCGAGGTGTTGGTTTAGGTACAACTCGTAAGATACTGAAAATATGGAATAAAATGCTTTCTGACCGGAGAAAGTATGAACGTATTCAAGCGACCGTTCACCAGGAATTTGAAGAAGGTATTCGGTTCCTAGATTTTTTAGGATTTACCAACGAAGGTTTGATGCAAAAATTCGGACCCGATAAGAGTAATTTTTTTAGATATGCGTATATAAGACATGGACCCAATTAAAGTAGCACTATCCGTTGCATCGACCGCTGCAAGCGCAGCGACATCCGTTGCACAAGGCAGACAACAAGAAGCGGTGTATGATTACAACGCAAAGATAAACGAACGAAATGCACAAGTTGCTGACGTTGCAGCGGAACAGCTGTATCAAACCGAACGTCTGAAGATACAAAAATTTCGCAAAGAGTTTGGTAAGTTACAAGCAGCGACAAAGCAAGGTTTTCGCTACAATGGTTGGATTGCTGATGGTGGTACACCGTTGCTGGTTGCCCTGGCAAACGCACAAGAAGCGGACGAAGAAATAGCCATACGCGATTACAACGCAAGAGTTGGTCGACAAGAATTAAAAGAAGAAGGTGTAGCACTGCGTATGGAAGCCGAACTCAACAGAATGTATGGCGACCAGGCACGAACAGCGGGTGTTATGAGGGCGGGACAATCGCTGCTTAGTGGCGCATCAGACATGTATAATATTTATAGAAACGCATAATGAAAGTACCTACATACACAGCACAGTCCGACGTGACCAATCGTACGGGGCAAACACCACTGCGTGTCCAGGCAAATGTCGGAGCAGCTACGCAAGCAATATCGGCACAAGGTGATTTATTTCAACAAGCGCAGCGGACGAGTATGACGTTTCTGGAGCAAGAAACAAAGCTGCAACGTGCCACAGAATTAGCAGCGTTGGAAAACCAGTTTGCTGCGCGATTACAAGAACACAGTCTTGCAGCGATCGACGACCGTAACCCAAGGTCCATGATGACCAACTGGAACGAGAATGTAAAAAGAACACTCAATGATTTGGGTCGTGATATTGATGATCCAGTAGTGCGTCGTCGTTTCATTGCGAGTGCATCGAACGATATACTTGCTGGTCGTTTAAATATTATGAAGCAAGCACGGGCAAACCGTATCGATCAGTCTTTAGCGACGCATCTTGAAAAAGTAAATACACTTAAAAAGCAAGCGTACAACGGAAACTCTCTTGAGCGTATGAAGGCACTGCGTGAGTTGTATGGTTCACCAGGTGTTGATACTGGGGACGCAGCATTTCGATCGCCCGCAGTGGTTGGTGTGTTTCAACAGATGGAAAACCTTGGCTTAATTTCTGCTGCTAAACGTGTTGAATTAGAAAACGACACAAGAATAGAAGTAGAAAGCGGTGAGATATACCAGGATCTTAGTGCAGCTGCGGTGTCGGGCAATCCCGATCATGCCGATCAGATAGTCAACAATCTAGCCAACCCCGACCAGTATCCAAATATAACGGGATCTGCGCGAAACACATTGATAAACAAAGCAATAACGCTTCGTGATAGTTTGACTGATGACGAACTAGCAAAAAAAAAGAAACAGCTTGATTATAACAAAGCACAGCGAACTCTAAAACAAGAAGAAAATTATGCTGATTTCACGCTACGCTTGAGCCAGGAAAACGACAATCCAAACTTTGAAGGTGAGCCAGTAACACTGATAGAACTGCAAGAAGCACTTGATGACAATGAACTTACAGTCGCCCAATATGAAGCGTTAAAATCAACACGCTTAGAAACTGGTCTTACAAAATCAGATGCGTCGACATTATTTGAATTAAATCAAAAAATAGATCTAGCTGACAGCAAAGAAGATCTTGACGAAATACGCGAGGATATTCCGACATTTATGCGAAATAAGCAGCTTACGGCTGGCGATGCAACCGTTCTGCTAAACCGTATGAAAACACAGCTGTCAAACACACCAAAATCTATCGCAATCAAACGCGAAAGACGTAATCTTCTCAGAACGCTTGGTGTCGATGTCAACGGTCGTTTCGATGATCCAGATCTAGTGGTGTCCCAAAAATTAGCCGTGACAGACGCTATCCGATCTTTTGATGATTTGGTTGAAAAGCATAACGTCAATCCAAGAGAAGCAGCAGATTACATTGGGTCGAATTTTTTAAAACAAGCAATATTTAATGAAAGCTTTGAAAACATTGGAATACTTGCACCAAATCAATTTATTTTTAATGACATCAATGACTTGCCCAAGGGTCCGATGTCTACTGAAAACTACAACATGATAAAACAAAAAATAAACACAAGCGGTCTAGGTCCAAACATGCAAGTCATGGAGTTAGAAACCTTAGACCTTATCAAAAAATTTAAAAGCAATGAACAAGCTGCGCCACCAGTTAACACCAACGACAATCAACCCACTTTTTTACAACGCATATTCGGGGGCTAATTTATGACTGAAATGAGAGTAGTTGACCCATTCACGGATTACTTTGAGCAACTTGGACAAGAGTTTCAAGTCAATGGTAATCGTACCCGATACAAGCGCATGAAAACGGACTTTCTAAAAGAACAAGGATATGATCCACAACTGATTGACCTGGACTATGCGTATGATGCGGGTAACGAGCAGAATACAGACATACTGCCAGCGATCAGCAAAAAAGAGGACGGCAGCGTCACGGAAGATATTTTGCTGGATACGAACACCAGGGAAGGCATGGCATGGGCAGCAGCAAGCAAGGCTTTATACGATGCGTACGACATAAAAGAGAAACGAGAACAGCAGCTAAATAAATTGCCTACAGCTGGTCAAAGTTATCGAACTAGGCTTTATGAAAAATTAAAGAACAAAAAAGCACCAGAAACACCACAAGAGTTTGGGCAATGGGGCATCGAGCATATTGGCTGGCTAAACTACAACTTGCCAGCATTTGGTTATGCGTCAATGAAATTGCCTGGAGTGGTGAAGCAAAACCCAAAAGCAGCCTATGCGTTTTTACATCTTCTCGACACTTACGGTAAATTACCAATGTTTACCTGGAACGGGACAAAGCGTTTTTTTAATGGTGTGTTAAAAGATCCATCGACCTACGCTGGATTGACGACTTTGGGTATTGGTCTATCGGGTAAAAAATTTACTTCAGAAGCGGGTAAGGGTGGCTTGAAAAAAGCGTTAAGACTAGCTTTAGATCCCGCAGCACTTACTATGTATGAGGGTGCATTATACGCAGCATCTGATGATTTCTTTCGACAAAAGGTAGCTATTGAAGCGGGTCCAGAGGTAAAAGGCGGTCAAGAAAGTTATGATCCCGTACGAGGTCTGACAGCTGCGGGTGGTGGCGCATTGTTCGGCGGTGCGTTGTACGGCACTGCAAAGGTTGGTGCGGATGTTGCACCCTTGGCAATAGATGCGGTCAAAGGTGTTGTCAACAAAGGTGCTGAAAGTGCAAAGGCACGGATTAAAGAAAGAGCATCGGGAACGACGCTGTATTCTAATCCTATTGGTCCGATCGCTGATGAAGTTATTAGTCGAATGGGTGGCGGTGGCGAAGGTCCACCACCAGGTCGAAACTTGGACGAGTTTGGTTTCTACAGCAAAGCCGAAGAAGCACTTACCAAAGTCAAGCAAGAAAAAGGCACGGGCAAACAGTTCATCAATCAGATCAAAAACCAGTTTAATGTCAAAGAAAAAGAACTGTACTGGCTGGGACTAGATAAGTTTGACAATGATGAAAAGGTCGACAAGAAAACACTTATAGACACGGTAAAGCAAAACTACGTCAAGATCCGTGAAAACAAGTATAGCTACAAACAATCGCCAACTGGTGATAACGCTGATATTACAGATGTAAACGAGCTTAGTTTTAATTTAACAGATGATACGACATACGATAATTATGCTTCTGATGTAAATACTGCGATCGAAGAATTTGAACTGGGTCGGGCTGCTTCAGGAATAGAAGATAGTGTTTACGACGGTTTAGCAAATCTTATTGGCTATCACACACGATCACAAGTTGAAGCGTTTGAAAATAACCAGTTAGACGATTTTATAGTAGCGTCTATGACAGAAAAAGATGTGTTTAATTCAAAGGCTTTGTATCAAGCGTATGAAGAAGGGTACACAAACTTCAGGGATTTTGACGGTGAACTAATAGATTTTCAGTCTGAACGTAACGATTTCTTTGACGACTTGGCGCGAAATGAATACTTAAATAATCCAAATAGAAGTGGGTTTGATACGTTAGGTCTGAATTACAAGATTGAATATGACAGATATGACGATCGCTTTACAGTGTATGATCCGCGTGGATTTGCACTTACGGCACATCCCAGTTCGCTTAACGAAGCACAAGTTTTGGCAACGCAAGATGCGTATGACCAGGGATATTTGTTAATGACAGATCCCGACGAAGCAGATGCAATTGCGGGTGCTGTAGAGCAACAACCTGGTGATCCAGCAAAGGACGCTGGGCAGCCATTACATGCGTCTTACAAGCTGGATGGTGGGTCAAACTATAGAGAACTTGTGCTGGAAAATACGTCGTTCCAGGGCGATCCTGATAAAGACGCAATACTTAAAGAAGTGGGCGATGTTATTACGCAAGCAGAAAATACGGTGCTACAAAGGGACCAAGCCGACAATATGATTAGTAGATACGAAATCTTACCAGAAAGCGAGAAGCCAGAGTTTTTGAGAACAAACAACACCAGCGAAGCAACCATGAAAAGTGAGCGTGTAAATTTGCAACTTGCAGTAAACGCAGCTTTACAGAAGAAAAAAGAAGTGCTTGTAAAATATAATATGGACAATAATGCTTTAAAAAATCCATACAACGCATCAAATAGGGTTGCTGCCCTAGAAGCGGGACCACGCACACATTACGGTTCTATAAAGAATGACATTGGACACATGCGTATAACGGACAGACGGACAAATGATGGCGAAAAAATTATGTTTGTCGAGGAGTTGCAATCCGATTGGTCACAGAAACGTGCTGCTATGCCGTCACCACAAAACATAGAACGTGCAGCAGATTTGCAAAGAACGGGTGAAATAGTTGGAGAAGCAGTAGCAGCTGCGGATAATTTATTGACGGGTTTTCTCGGTGGGACATTGCCAGGCGCAATCACTGAAAACACGGTACAGCTTTTTGATAACGTAAAAAATTCTATGAAACTGATGCTAGATAATGACAGTAGGCTAAATCAATTTATCACTGATTTAAATGATGGTAGAAAAAATTCCCCCGATCTGGCGCAAATGGAGCAGCAACCTATTGTTGATGTATTGGATGATATTGAAATTAACGATTTCTATCAATTTATGGAAGATTATACACGGCAAATACTACAACCGCTTCAGTATCGTAAAAACATGTTGGAAGTTTTTGATGAGCAAACCGTCAGCGATGACATTTTTGAAAAGATAACAAATCCAATGATTGAAGCGTTTACAAATGCTTATGTAGAAAAAGCACAAGGCAAAGTAGTGGGCGATAATTTACTATCTGAAAGCAACATTCGTCCATTTATTAAAAGAAATCTCATACAAGAAAGAGAAAAACTACGTCCCTTTGCTGATCTAATATCAAATTTTATGAAAGGTAACATGCAAGACGTAACTGCGGAACGTGCCAAGCTACAGCAAAACCAGAATTTTTTAGAAGCAAGGAAAAGATATGGGTTGGTTGCAAGAGGACCGTTTGTGCAAAAAAGTGATGATATTGTCGAACTACAACTAAAATCACTGATCCGTCGAGCAGTTGAGGAGGACCACAAGTTTATAGTTGTTGCGGGTGCAGATGTGCATATAGATCGCTGGGGTGATAGTTACACAGACGCTTTTAACACGCATTACGGTACAGTAGTGCCGAACGCAGCAGAAAAAGTGCTGAAGCAATTCGATAAGAAAGCAAAGGTTTTTTACAAACCAGTCGAAGAAATAAGCGACGAGTTAGATAACGCAGTGAAAGAAGTGTATGGCGTTGATCTACAAGAGCGAAACGATATGCTCATAATACCTATATCAGACGAAATGCGTAAAAGCGTTAAGCAAGGCATGTCGTTGTTTGAACTGGGTTCACTTGCTGGAGGTGGCGCAGCGGTCATGGGATCACAAATGACACAACAAGAAAATACAGAACCTGGGATATAATTTTGTTCCCAATGTAACAAAAATAACATAAGATATTATATAATTGCAGCCGTTCGCGCTGCTTTTTTTTTGGATAAATCATGGCATTAACGGACGCAGAAAACACTGCGATCTCATCAATATTGACTGGTGGGGTCGAAGAACCATTGACTGAACAACCAGGTGCAGAAGAAAAACCCGTGGAACTAGCGATGTTTGGTAAAGCTGGTGGTAAGGCTGGTACATGGCTTACAAGGATGTTGTTTGGCAAAGACTTATTTAAAAGCAGACAAATATTAGAGGATCTTAAAAAGGGTCGGAGAGAACCACTTAAATTAGAAGATATGTTTCTCGATCCCGAAGCAGACGCAGAAGATGCTGTCACCATACCAAAATTTTTAAGGGGTGTTGAAGATAAAGATGCTGGCGGTAAAGCAGATCTAGCAAAGCCAACAGAAGAACAATTCCAACAGTTTCAAGAAGAACGTCTATCAGATGCGAAGCCTATAAAAGGTTTACTAACAGATTTTCGTGTCCAGGGTTCGAAGGGCGACGATAAAATACCAGACGAGCAGTCGGTTCTAAATAGTATTGAAGCTATATCTAAGACACAAAGTGCGGAAATAGAACGCATAAAACGTGGCAAGATGGACGATGATGTGGTGGGTGAGCTTGCGGATCTTGTCGGACTTGCCCCTAACGCACTAAAAAAAAGAATTTTAGGTAGAAAAAAAGGCGAAGCGATTACGGTTAAAGGGTTCGGAATGTCAGAAGTTATGCTGGCATCGCGTACACTTATGGTTGAAGAAATTAGAAAATTAGATGAATTAGCGGAACTAGCATCGAGTGGCGGGGATCAAGCGTTAATATCGTTTCGCCAGCAGTTTGAGTTGGTAGGGCAGCTGCAAGCACAAATTAAGGGATCGCAAACAGAAATAGCTAGGGCATTAGCGCAGTTCCGTATACCAACACGAAACGAGCAGTTTAATAGATTACGCAATCAAGATGCGTCGCTGCTACTTGATGAGTTTGGCGGTAGTGACGCTATCAAAGATATTGCAAAAAATTATCTTAAATTGGGCAAAGATAATCTATCAGCAAAAGCACAGTTTACCAGGGGTCGTAAAGGTGTGTTTGGCAAAGTAGCAGACATGGCATACGAAGTGTGGATCAATGCGCTTCTAAGTTCGCCAGTTACACACACAAAGAATATGGTTGGTGCTTTTTTACAAACATTTGGTCATGTACCCGAAGTGTATGTCGCTGCGGGTATGGGTGCTATGCGCCGTAAGCTGCGTGGGCAAACGGGTGGTGTAGAGTTTGGCGAAGCAAACGCAGCTTTGTTTGGTGCGGTGATGGCATATAAAGAAGCATGGACCATAGCAAGGCTTGCTTACAAAACTGGTGAAAAACCTATATTGGGTTCTAAAATGGAAATGACAAAAGGGCAGCGTCATTCTAGTGCGTTTTCCCAGGATGTAACTGGTGCAAGTGGCACTATGGGCAACGCGGTTGCTGCATTAGGTAAGTTTGCAACATTAGGTGGTGTCCCAACAAGTATGCTGGAGTTTGAAGATACATACTTTAAAGTCGTTGCCCAGCGTATGTCGTTATATCAACAAGCCTATCGACAGTCTAAACAGCGCGGTCTAGGTATCGACGACAGTGCGGAGTTCATAGCTAATTATGTTCATAACCCGCCAGAAAATGCAGAAATGATAGCAAATGCCCACGCACAATATGTAACACTACAACAAGAAGTAGACGTTGTTGGAAAGCAGCTGAAGGGTATACGCAACGTGCCATCGCTACGTTACTTCATACCGTTCTTTAAGACCCCGTACAACGCTTTCAAATATGCGTTTGCGGAACGTACACCGTTAGGTGTTTTAAGTGCAAACATGCGTGAAACATTAGCTGCTGGTACACGACCCAATGCTACGCCCGAACAAAAAGCAGCAAGAGATATGGCAGTCGCAAGAATGTCTATGGGATCTATGACGCTAATGGTTGTTGCTGCGTATACCATGCAAGGACGGATAACTGGCGCGGGTCCAGCGGACAGAGAACATAACAAAACATTAAGACGACAAAATTGGGAACCCTATAGTGTACGGATCGGGGACGAATACGTTAGCTATCTTGGTTTTGAGCCGTTTGCGTCGGTAATATCAATGGCTGCTGATATGTCAGAAACACTAATGGTTTACGGAAAAGGCAACGCAAAAACTGAAGAAATGGTTTCTGCGGCTATTCTAGCTTTTTCAAATCAATTAACTGACAAAACATTTATGCAAGGGTTCAGCAATTTCGTGTCGCTTATGCAAGACCCTATACGTTATCAAAAAGGTGTAATTGCTAATTTTGCCCGTAGTTTAGTTCCTCGCGCCGTATCGCAAGTTGAAAGGATTGTCGATCCTACAGTGCGTCAAACAAATTCTATAATAGATGAAATAAAAAGTCAGATCCCAGGGTTATCGTCAACGCTGCCACCAGAAAGAAATATATATGGACAATCAGAGTTTCTTTCAGGTGCATTAGGTCCAGACATTATTAGCCCAATGTATTCTAATACAGTCGGTCCAAACACAGCGTCGATAGATCCAGAAACATTAAAAATTGGAGGTCGAAAATTCGATCTTAATACAGAAGAAGATATTAACGATGCCTATGAATTCGATAAAGAATTTGCAACGATTGGGTACGGACCACGCGAGTTACCAACGGAAATTCACGAAGAAGTATCTTTGACACACGAAGAACGTGATCTGTTGCACCGATTGATGGGCGACATGACGCTGACACGTTTACGTAAATACTTTAATAAAAAATCAACGATGCGCCGATACCAGGAAAGAAAAAAACTTTATTTAGAAACAGGCAACAAGATTGCTTATGAAAGAATGGAGCGTGAGTTGAATTACGAAATCAACGCTGCCAGGGACACGATCCTCGACATACAAGGTTTTGGGTACGGGGGTTTGTTTTTTAGAACAGAGTTAGGCAAGCAATTCAAACAACGATTAGACGATTTTAACGAGAAATCAAAAGCAGCGATGAAAGAAGTGAGATAGGGACACACCATGACAGTATCAAGTAGCACAACAAAAAACAGCCGATCGGCAAATGGTACGCAGCACAGTTTTGCTTATGACTTCAAAATATTTGCAGCATCTGACCTAGAAGTCATTGTTAGAACAACTGCGGGTACAGAAACAATCCAAACTCTTGACACAAACTACATTGTAACGGGTGCGGGTAACGCGAACGGTGGTAATGTTTTATTTAAATTTACAACAACGGACGCAAGTAACGCTCACCATGACGCATCGACAGATCACAGACCAGCTAACACAACCACTGTAATTATGCGACGTAAGCTTACGCTGACACAAGGCACAGACTACGTTGAGAACGACCCTTTTCCAGCAGCAGCACACGAAGATGCACTAGATCGTTTGACGATGGTAACGCAGCAGATCCAGGAAGAAGTGGATCGCTCAATAAAAGCATCGACGGGTAACACGTTTTCGGGTGCAACATTTACACTGTCAGCAACAGATCGTGCAAATAAGATCTTTGCTTTTGATAGTTCTGGTAATCTAGCAGTCACGCAAGAACTGGGTACATTTCGTGGCAACTTTGCAGCAAGCACAGCGTATGCCGTCCGTGACCTGGTAAAAGATACCAGCACAAACAACATCTTCATCGTCAATGAAGCGCATACAAGTTCTGGTTCACAACCACTTACCACCAACGCGAATAGCGCAAAGTATACACTTATTGTCGACGCAGCGTCAGCAACGACAAGTGCTACAAATGCAGCTGCTAGTGCTGCAACGGCTACAACAAAAGCAAGTGAAGCTGCTACAAGTGCTACCCAAGCTGCAAACTCACTAACAACATTTCAAAATCAATATCATGGTGCATCCAGTTCTGATCCGACATCAAATTTAGACGCTGGTGATCTGTACTTCAATACGTCATCGGGCATAAAAGTTTATAATGGATCTGCTTTTGAGGATGTAAAGCCAACGAGTACAGAGCAAACAAACATAAACACCGTAGCTGGCATATCTAGTGACGTGACAACAGTTGCTGGACTTAATACCACGCATCTGGCAAATGTATCAGGTCAAGCGTCTAACATAGGATCATTAGGACCAATATCATCTGACATTACGACGCTTGCAAATATATCAAGTGATGTAACGTCCCTGGCAAATTCTCTTGAGAAAACATATACAGTCACAGTGGCAAATGTTGGTGGCGTAAATGTATTTCTGCTCGATGGTGTAAACTATCCAGCCATAGAAATGTTTCGCGGTAATACATACATATTCAATCTAAACGATAGTACTGTTGATGGACACCCATTAGTGTTTAAGAATGGTAGTGCTGAATATGATGTTGGCGTTACTTATTTTTTAAATGGAGCATCAGCAACAAAATCAAATTTTGTCAATGTCACCACCTTTAACGCTGGTCGATCATCTGGTGATAGAAAAGTCCAGATCGAAGTAGCATCATCTGCACCAAGTAGCGGATTGCGGTATTATTGTTATATCCACGGCAACGCTATGGGTAACACGATTACTGTTAAAGATAGTAACGTATCTTTGGTGGCTGGATCTATCGCAAATGTCAATCTTACTGGTGCATCAATTGCAAACGTAAATACAACGGCAGCATCTATTGCAAATGTAAATTCGGTAGCAACAAATATCGATACTGTAAATTCGTTTGCTGCTAGGTATCGTGTCGAAACTGCACTTCCAAGTAGCAATAATGATGCTGGTGATTTGGTATTCAACACATCTAATAATACTTTAAATTTTTTTGATGGGTCTAGTTTTAATCCTTTTGTTGCTGGTGCGATGACATCACTGGTTGTTGATAGTTCTCCGCAATTGGGTGGCAACTTGGATGTAAATGGCAACTCAATTATATCGGCATCGAATGGCAACATAGCAATCACACCAAATGGATCTGGTAAAGTTATACTTGATGGTTTATCGCATCCAACTGCCGACGGGTCTGCTGGTCAGTTTTTAAAGACGGATGGATCTGGAACATTATCTTTTGCAACTGTAAATACAGATTTATCTAATGATAGTTCTCCACAATTAGGTGGAGATTTAGATGCAAACAGTAATGATATATTAATGGGTAGCCAATCTGTTAAGTTTGGCACAAGCGCATGGGAAATAGTTCTTGATGGAACTGATTTAGATTTTAAGTACAACGGCACAACAGTATTTAAGCTTGCATCGAATGGTGCAGTAACGTCAGCAGATAACGTAACAGCCTTTGGGAGTCCATAATGGTTTTACCGTCTTCAGGAAATTCAATCAGTTTAGATCAGATGCACGTCGAAGTCGGTGGTACAACTGGAACTACATGCTCACTTAATGATAGTGATATTAGAAGCATTATTGATAAAGGAGATGGAGCATCATCATCTTTTCAAGAGTTCTTAGGACAAGCATTTCTAAAGTATATACAAGCAACTGGAGGAACTCCAACAGTATCAGGTAACTATACTTATCGTTACTTCACATCATCAGGAACGCTTCAGATTACACAAACACCAGCTGGCTCAGCTTCAGCAACAGTGGACTATATTGTTATAGGCGGTGGCGGTGCTGGAGGATGGGGAGGCCCTGAAAGTGGCACATGGGTTACTGGAGGTGGCGGTGGCGGTGCTGGTGGTTATATAACTGGCTCATTCAATGTAAGTTCTACTGGAAGTTTAACTGTTACAGTTGGTGGTGGTGCATCAAGCAATAACAACGCTGGAAACAAAAGTGGCACACAATCTCGATTAGGTGCTGGGGCTGGAAACTCTTCAAACCGAAACGCTACTGGCGGTGGTGGAGGAGGAGGCGGTGGTGGAAGTGTTAGCCAAAGCGCACAACCCGCTAACAGCACTTTCCAACAAGGTAGTAATGGAGGATCTGGCGGTGGTGGCGCAGCACAAGCTTTTGGAGGAGAAAGAACATCATCGTCACAAGGTAAAGATGGTGGTAGAGGCAATGTAAGCCCAAACATGTATCAAAGAGGCGGTGGCGGAGGCGGTGGAAAAGGCTCTGTTGGTGCAAGTGCTAAAGATAATAATAGTCATGGCCTGAATGGAGGCACAGGCTCAAGTACTGGAAATGCAAATTACAATAACCAAGTAAGAGGTGCTGGTGGCGGTGGCGGTATGTGGAACCAAAATGGTGGGTATGGTGGTCGCGCTGGATCTAGCAATGCCACAAGTAATGCTGGTGGTGCTGGCAGAGGTGGTAGAGGTAATGGAAGCGCAGCAACGACTGGTGCTGCAAATAGAGGAAGTGGAGGCGGTGGCGGTGGCTCTGGAAAATTTGGGGAACAACCAGCTTCGCGTCGTCGTGGTGCTGCTGGCGGTTCTGGTATTGTCATGGTTAGGTATCAAACATCAGGAGCGTAAATTTGGGACACTATGCAAAAATTGATAGCAATAATATTGTTACTGAAGTAATTGTCGCAAAATCTGATTTTATAAATTCATTACCAGATAAAGATAGTTATATCAAAACAAGTTATAACACGAATGATGGAAAACATTATGTGCCTAAAGATTATCAAGATTTTTCTGAAGAAAGCGTAGATCAATCGAAAGCTTTACGAGGTAGATACGCTGGCGTAGGTATGGTTTATGACGCAACACATAATATCTTTTATGATCCTGACGATCAATATTTTCCTAGCTGGACGCTTAACACAACTACTGCAACATTTGATCCTCCTATTCCTAGACCTAATCTTACCGCAGAACAACGAGCAAAGAATGATAATGAAGAAAAATTAATAGCGTATCATTGGGATGAGGATTTATATCAATCTGACAACACAAAGGGATGGGTGCTTACTGAAGAAGATTTTCCAGATGCATCATAAAACGTAGGTAAATAATGGAACAATACAAATTTGATGAAAGTAGTTTCATGGGTGGTTGGTTTATGCCAGGAGATTTGTGTGATAGCTTGATTGAGTATTATCATAGCAAAGAAGATCAACATACTGATGGAATATCTGGTGGTGGAGTAGACCACAAAGTACGAAAAAATACAGACTTAGTAATTTATCCAGAAAACTTTGTAGATTTAGATAGATACTTATTTTTTCTTCAAGAGTGCTTAGATAAATATAAAGAAAAATATGAATGGTGCGATAATGTAAATGCTTACAGCATTATTGAGCCTATAAAAATACAGCATTATGCACCAACTGAAGGTTATTATACGATGCACATGGAAAACTCTGGTCATCCAGATCCGTTTATCTTAAGGCATTTAGTTTTTATGACTTACTTAAATACATTAGATAATGCTGGAACAGAGTTTTATTATCAAAAGTTGACTACAGAATGTAAGAAAGGATTAACGCTTATATGGCCAGCTGGTTGGACGCATGTTCATAGAGGGGTGACAAACAACGTCAGTGATAAATATATAACAACAGGGTGGTATAGCTTTGTAATGCCAGAAGAAATTAAAGTTGATTAAGCAAAAGATAAAAGAAACATTTGATCTTTTCAGTGTCCCTATTCATGCAGATTACCCAAGCTTAGATAATCAGGCAATGGCAGAGTATTGTTTAAAAATGATGCAAGACCAAGAAAGTCTTAAAAGATCTAACATGGGAGGGTGGCACTCTGAAGACTTGAAAGGATTACATGATCCTTTAAATGATTTGTTCATAACTATTACTGATACTGTAAATGAATTTGTAACTGAACTAGGTATGCCCTTTCTTAAAATTAATAACATTTGGATAAACATAAACGGATATAAAGACTTTAATCAGGAACACACACACCCTGGTTCTATATTGTCAGGAGTGTATTATGTTCAAGCACATGAGAATTGTGGAGGTCTTGTTTTTAATAATCCAAACAGAGGTGAAATCGACGGGTACTGGTGGCCTTACGCGATGGAAGTAAAAGACAATACTAAAGTAAACTCAGCATGGATTATGCCAGCAGAAACAGGGAAGCTTTACATTTTTCCAAGTTGGCTAAGTCATAGTGTAGAGCCTAATTTAGATAAAGAGAAAAAACGAATATCTATTTCTTGGAATAGCACAGTAGAATGACAAAGCTCACGGAACGTATAACGAAATTAGAAACTGAAAATCATATTCAGTTTAAAGAAATCTTTTACAGATTAAAGCGACTAGAGATGGTGCTGGTCGGTGGCATGGGTGCTGTTATGACAATGCTCATTACAGTTTTATTTCAAATACATTAAATTATCCTGGGGGACGCATGTTTGGGTTTGGGGTTGGCGAAGCTATCGCAGCTGCGACAGCTTTCAAAGCTGCTGTGGATGGCATCAAAAAAGCTATAGGCACTGCAAAAGATGTACGTGATATCGCATCACAGATCGATGTGTTGCTCGACAGCAAGTCAAAGATTGATCGTGCTAAAAACAAAAAGGCTGCGCCAGGGCAGTTTTCTATAAGTTCCATTGCGTCAGAAACCATAGATGCGAAGCTTGCAGAGGAAGAATTATATTCTATAAAACTACTTATCGATAATCGTTTTGGCTTTGGTACGTTTGCTGGCATCGAAGCAGAGCGTAGAAAGCGTATCAAAGAATTCAACGAAGCAGAACGCAAACGTCTTGCAGCAAAAGCAAAGCGTCGCAAAGAATTAATAAATGATCTTAAAATTTTTGGTTACATTATCGGTGGTAGTACTGTCGTTGTCGTGGCTATTATCTTGTATATTACCTTCACAGACTAAGCTGCAATCGCACGATCGACCAGCTACTTACACTCTTATTAACACCATCAGAAATAATTCGCCTGGGCAAACACTCAACGAATTTTTTTGTGTTTACATCACACAGGATGGTCAGACAAAAGTAACACTCAATAACAACAACACTTGCGCGAAAGAAATAGAATGACACCAGAAAATTTAGATAAGTGGAAGATCGTGCCACGGCTAATGATGCTAGTGATGACGGGTGTGTATATCCGTTGCATCGAGTGGGCGTTGAGCCAGCCAGAATTATCGACGCAAGAAGCGGGTCTAATATCGGTCGTCACGGGGGCAATGACTGGAAGCCTGGGACTGTTCTTAAACGCAGAAAGCAAAGGAAGCAGATATGATAGCGCAGATCCTAAGTAGTGTTGTCGGTCTAGGTACATCATACCTGGACAGCAAGGGAACGATTGCGAAAGCAAGAGCAGAAAAAGAATTAAAGATTGCATCGGGCGAACTGTCCTGGGAAGTGGCTGCGATGGAAGCCACAAAGAATTCCTGGAAAGACGAACTGTGGACCATCGTGTTTGTAGCCATACTTGTTGCCAACTTCATACCTTTGTGGGGCATACAAGAACTGATGGCAAAAGGGTTCGCCAATCTTGAAACATGCCCCGACTGGGTGACGTACGGCATGTACGCATCCATAGCAAGTTCATTCGGATTGCGTTCATTTTCAAAACTAAGGAAAAACAAATGAAGGTAAAAGGTGTCAACGTAGATAGTCTTACGAAAAGACAACAACAAGCAATGAAGCGTCACGGTGAACATCACACTGGCAAGCACATTCGTGACATGTTGAAGCGCATGAAAAAGGGGTCCAGCTTTACAGCTGCACACCGTGCCAGTCAAAAGGCAGTCGGTCGCTAATCTGCGATATTTGTTTTCAATCGTTTGTAGATCGCTGCAAGCACTGCGAGTTGACCTACGAGCATGGCATCGATTGGATCGACTACATCATTAGAAAGGAAGAATATGTGGAAGCTATCAAACAGAAGCAAGACCAGGCTGGAAGGGGTACACCCATCACTGGTCGAAGTCGTACACAAGGCACTGCAAAAAAGCAGCGTTGATTTTGGTGTGACGTGCGGTGTGAGAGATATGGAAACTCAGAAAAAACTTTTGGCAGCTGGGCGATCTACTACGCTTAAGTCCTATCACTTACCACAAGACGATGGTTATAGTCACGCAGTCGATGTCGTCTGTTATCTTGACGGGGACGTATGCTGGGAACTGCCGATCTATGATCGTGTCGCAGATGCGTTCAAAGCAGCCAGTGAGGACGTTGGATTGACGCTGAAGTGGGGGTGTGCCTGGCATACACATTTAACAAATAACAGTAAGAGTGCGTTGGAACTGCGTGAAGAATATGTTGCGCTGCGACAGTCACAAAAAAGATCTTGGTTTCTCGATAGTCCCCACTATCAAATAATGAATTTTGCGTGACCACAGTTTATGTAATCTATGTTCTGTTAGTAACCGATATAATGACAGAGCAAATCGAATTACGAAGGATGGCATTTACAAATAAAGACGTGTGCTATTACTATCGGGACAAGGTGCTGAAGCAGTATCGTGATCCAATGGTGAACAAGGTCAATTGCCGATCGACCGTCATATATGGGCAAAACCAATAGCGGGTACAGGTTGCAGTCCTGTACCCCGATGCCAATTTTTGTATGACCAAGTATGAAAAGATATGACCAAGTATGACCACTTATGACCATCATACCCTAATGAATATGACACTTTATGACATTTTATGACCAGGTATGACACCCAGGGTATAGGTTCGAGTCCTGTACCCCCTACCACTCTTTTCCCTATATATATCAATAACTTAACACTGTCTACTGGACGTCCGCTGCCAAGTCTGCTGCCAAATTTTGGTGTTTTTTTGGCAGACGGGGTACAGGTTGCAGCCCTGTTACCACTTGCAATTTGTTTTTTTTCGCCCTATATTTGACGAATAACGTCAATCAAATGCGAGGATAAAATGAAAATAAGAAAAGTATACAATCATGGTAACGCAAGATACCAAGTCGATTTAAGATCTGTAGGGATGGGCAGAAAAGATTTCGAAACAATCAGTAAAGCCGAAAAGCATCTGGAAAAAGTTCGTAGACAAATAGAGGGTGTGCGAGAGGAGAGCAGAGATAATATAGATTGGACCTTCCACATTCTTTTTGAAAAATTTCTTGATGAAATAAAAAAGTACGGAAAAGACCATCATAACAAAGAACGTGCCTTACGCACTGTTAGCAGCATCATAGTTGCTGGTAGACCGCTGGTAGAGATGAAAGTTGCAGAGTTTGTTGTTGGTGATATTACTACCCTTGTGCGTGGGATAAGGGATGGTAGAGCAAGAAAAACTGTCCAGGGTTTTATAGCGGTCTTTCGTCAAGCATTAGAATTTGCCATCGAAGAAAGCGTGATATCACAAAACCCGTTTAACAATCTCAAAGAAGGGGTTGTAATACGAACTAAAGACAGCGAGCGAAAAGATCTTGTTAAAATATCAGAAGATATCATTCACAAAATAGCAGACGTGCTGCCCACACATAGAAGGACGATGGTTTTGTTTTCCGCCTACACTGGATTGCGTCAAGGTGAACTTCGTGCATTGACCTGGGACGATATTGATTTTGTAGAAGAAGAAGTGACAGTCAACAAAAGTATTATCAACAAAAGTGAATATGTGCGTGACAAAAAAACTGGTGAATATTTTCAAACAGTATCTTTTGACTTGAAGCAATCAACAAAAACAAAAGCGGGGATGCGTAAAGTTCCTATGGTTGGCTTTATTTGCACTCTTATGAAACAGTACAAGCTGCAATACGGAAGCCAAAAACTTGTGTTTCCATCTGGCACTGGCAGAGTTATGTCACACACTAGATTTTCTGCCCTTATGAAAAGTGCGTGTAAAAAAGCTGGAGTAAACCCTATACGCTGGCACGATCTAAGACACTACTGTGCGTCACAGTTTTTGAAGGTGTACGGCAACGATTGGAATAGAGTTAAAACGTACATCGGTCACGCAAGCATCAGAACAACCATCGACACTTACGGTCATTGGATTGAAAACAAAGACGAAAAAATTGCAGCAAAAGATTTACTCAATGAAAGATTGGGACACATCGCGGAGCAAGTACAATGAATTACATGGACACAAGAGCGTATCTGATCGACCCGATCAAGAAAGCTGTGATGCAAATCAAGTATTCGTACATTGGTGATTACCAGGAAACAGCTAGGGCAATTCGCTGCAATACCATTGACGCTGTTGACCTGGACGACAAGCACGTCGTATGGGTCGACGATGAAGGTTTGTTTAGACCTAAGTTTGTATTTCTATGGAAAATCAAATCTCTCTATTATCCCGAAGGCAAGGAACTTGCGGGTATGGCATTGGTGACGGGCATCGACGAAGAAGGCGAAACCGTGCCACCCACCATGTCGATCGAAGATCTGAACGATAGTCTAACCTTTCACCAGCATCCGCTGATACGAAAGGACATGGCATGAACACGATCAGTTTTACCAGGGAAAAAGTACAGCAGCTGCAAGCTATGTACGACAGATGCGTGGCAGAAGGTAAAGAGCAATTTACTTTTGAGGGTCACGAAATTCTTACAGCATACGCAAAGTATTTGCTTATGCACCTAAAGGACCAGTTTAAGTAATCCTGGTCGCTGCAATCATGGCATTGAGATACCATTGTGCTTTCAATAGATCTTCAATGCCATTTTTGTTTTTATATCTCCACAAATATTTCATTACATTACCACGACAGTAATCGGGGTACGCATCGCCCAGGGCAGCGCGGATCGCGTCGATACACTCGATGTCGCCGTTGCGATAATGCGCGGGTAAGTTGACTGGATCATCTTTCATATTTCAAAAATCTTTCCAATGATCGCTTTGAAATGTAAATATTTGATCGTGATGGTCCTTCATATTCTGTTGGTCGTCTGTGGCTTTCCAATATACCATTTGTAACCAAGCGTCGAACCTTACGTCTGGCTTTGTCATCGTCCTTACCAAACAAAATTTTTGCAGCGTCCTTGGTATCAAAGACTAGCTTGTCCAAAAATACTTGGTGTACTAGATTAACTGAAGTCATCGTCGATACTCGTAGTTGCTTCGATTGTATTTGGGTACAGTGTGAATTTTGCGACGTTTGGAAAGTTACGCACGTCGTCGCCTTGTCGTGCCTGGATGGTGCAGCGTAAATTGATCTGGTTCTTTGCCAGTATATTTACCGCTTCGCGGATCGTCGCTTCTTGCGCTTGCGATATAGGGTCGAACCTACTTTTTTCTTCGTTCCATAGTCCGTTGGGACTAAACCAGCCAGACAAGCGATACTCTTTTTCGCCCATCATAAACTTGCTGACAGACAAGTGTGGTTTGTTACTGGGTTTGTTACTCATATTGGTATCTCCTCTGTAATTGATGATAAATTGCCCGTTTCAATCTGCTTTTTCTTAACCTTGTACCAACCAAGCATTACTTGGTAGTCTTTTGGCTTATCGCTGCCAAATCTGTCC